TCAATATCCCAATCCTAAATTTAAAAAAGAATAGAATAATGACATCTCGAATGAGACTAAATATACCTCTAAAACTAATTTTAAACGGGCTAGAAGCCCTTTTCTTTTATTTTTAATGGTAAGGGTGCTTAATGGAGCTCGGATCGGTAAAATGAGACCGAATCCTCGCTTACTAGAATCATGGTTTTACTGAGGACAAATCTTTAGAAAGGGAGTATAATTATTATATAAACTAGAAAATGAAAGGAGTATAATATGAAATGGACTCAACCTAGCGTCACCGAGTTACGCTTCGGTTTCGAAGTGACAATGTATGTTATGAACAAATAGTTCAAACATACGAAGTACAAATACATAGCCAGCCCTTAAAGAACGCAAGCTAGCAAATAGCTAGCGTCAGCAGCTGGCTTTGTTATTTATATTATATTAATATATATTTTATTATATTATATATATATTATTAATTATATATTATATTATATATTATATATATTATTATATATATATATTAAAGATCTTATTATAACAGAACAAAGTCATTCTGTCAAGACAAATCTTTACTCTTCTTTAAAATAGCTATTCTAGCTTCTTCATTAAATATTCCTTGACTTTTCTAAATACTTATGATATAATTGTTATATAGATGTAATAATATTCTCCGTAAGGGTAAAGATGACAGAAGAGTTTAAACCAGTGGACATTGAAATTGTCGTAGCAGAAGCTACTTCTGAAAAGAAGCGAGGTGGTCGTCGTCCAGGTGCTGGTAGACCAGCCTTAGTTCGTTTGAATAAAGAACGGATGGAACAGGGTTTAGAACCCATCGAATACAAAAAGAACAAAATCATTAAGAAACGGAAGAGTGATGCCATTCTCCCAGTTTCTAAAAAAGCAAGGGCACAAGAGATCTTAGCAGAGATGCTAGGTCGTGAAAGTAAGTACATTGTTGAGAAGGTGTTGTTCAAAGCACTCGATGATACAGATGATGACCAAATGGCTTGTCTTAAAATTGTCATGGATCGTATCCTTCCAGCTGACTATTTAGAAAAAGTAAAAGGTAAGAGCAATCATATTAGCATTCAGATTATGGGTGTGGGTGAGACAGTGATACATTCTAGTGAAGATGAAGTACAAGAAGCCGACTACGAGGAAATCAAACAAGATGGACAATAAAGATACATTTGTACCTTATGCTGTAATTCCAGTTAAAAGGAAATAGCTATAGCTAATTTACAAGTAAAGCTGCATGAAAAGCAGCTCGAAGTGTTTAACGATAAGACTCGATTTAAAGTTGTAGCTGCAGGGCGACGATTTGGTAAGAGTCGATTGGCTGCATGGATGCTTCTCATTGAAGCGTTAAAGAGTAAAAGTAAAGATGTGTTCTATGTTGCTCCAACCTACCAACAAGCTAAAGACATTCTTTGGGGGTTACTAAAAGAACTAGGGCATGAAGTAATTGCAGCTGCACATGAAAACACTTCTATCTTGACTTTAGTAAACGGAAGAAAGATTTTCTTAAAAGGTGCAGATAGACCTGACACACTTCGGGGTGTTGGTTTAGCATTTGTAGTGATTGATGAGTACGCAGACATTAAACCAAATGTTTGGGAACAAATCTTACGACCAGCCCTTGCCGATGTACAGGGAGGAGCTATGTTCATAGGAACTCCTAAAGGGCGTAATCACTTCTACGAATTATATAAATATGCAGAGAGTGCTAAAGATAATGAATGGACAGGATTCCATTATTCATCTTATGATAACCCACTAATCCCTGCAAAAGAAATTGAAGCTGCTAAACAATCTATGTCTAGCTTTGCTTTTAGGCAAGAGTTCTTAGCATCATTTGAAGCAGCAAGTAGAGATATATTTAAAGAAGACTGGATAAAAATAGATGAAGATGAACCTAGTGATGGTCGTTATTTTATTACAGTTGACTTGGCTGGCTTCATTAATGTCGATAAAGAGTCGGGCAATAAGAATAGCAAACTGGATGAAACAGCGATAGCAGTTGTTAAAGTCCACGAAGGTGGTTGGTGGGTAGCAGATATTGTTCATGGTCGTTGGGACATTAAAGAAACTTGCGAACAAATTATTAAGACAGTGATAAAGTATGAACCAGTTGCTGTAGGTATTGAGAAGGGCAGTTTAAAGAATGCTGCACTACCTTACTTATTAGATTTAATGAGAGCAAATAATCACTATTTTAGAATAGATGATGTTACTCATGGAAACCAAAAGAAAACTGATCGTATCGTATGGGCTTTACAAGGTAGATTTGAACATGGTAAGGTAACACTTAATATGGGAGAATGGAACAATGAGTTCATCGATCAGCTGGTTAATTTTCCTAATCATTTGCTACATGATGACTTGGTGGATGCTTTAGCCTATATAGATCAAATTCAAGTAGTAGAGTATTTCCAAGATTATGAAGACGAAGAATTTCAAGTAATAGATGTAATATCAGGATATTAAAAGGAAACCAAATGGCACAAAATAAATTAGTTGATTGGGTAATGGAATATGTCGAAGATTGGCGAAACCATCGAGATACTAATTATCTTACAGACTGGAAAGAGTTTGAAAGACTTTGGAGAGGTGAGTGGGCTGCTGAAGATCGTCTAAGAGACTCAGAGAGAAGCCGTATTACCTCCCCTGCTTTACAGCAAGCTATTGAGAACCATACAGCTGATATTGAAGAAGCAGTGTTTGGTCAAGGCAACCACCTATTTGATATTGATGATGACATGATGGATAAAGATCCTCGTGATGTAGAATATCTTAAAGCCTACATGAAAGAGAAATTTAAAAAGAATAAAATCCGCAAGTCAGTGGGGGATATTACTCTTTTAGCTTCTATCTATGGTACTGGCATTGGTGAGATTACAACTAAGAAAATTAAAGAACTTGTTCCAGCAACAAGACAAATGCCTGAAGTAGATGCTGTAGCAGTTGGCGTAGAAGAAAGAGAAACTGTAGTCATTGCATTAAACCCAATCTCTCCACAAAACTTTCTTATTGACCCAACAGCAACATCTATTGATGATGCCCTTGGTGTAGCCATTGAAGAATTTGTATCAGCACATAAAGTTGCTGAAAATGTTAAGTCAGGTGTTTATAAAGACACTGATATTGAAGATGACTCAACACCTGAACCCGATTTAGAAGCATCATTTTTAGATCAAGAATACAATGATGATAAGATTAAACTTATTCGTTACTATGGTTTAGTACCAGCTTATTTACTTGATGCTAAAGAAGATGAGATTGTTGACCTCTTAGGTGAAGGCGAAGAAGAGAAATCAGATCTCATGGAAGAATATGGTGATTTAGTAGAAGCCATTGTTGTTATTGGTAATGACAATAAACTATTAAAAGCTGAACGCAGTCCTTACATGATGAAGGATCGTCCAGTGATAGCTTATCAAGATGATACAGTTCCTAATAGATTTTGGGGTAGAGGTGTTGCAGAGAAGGGTTACAATATGCAAAAAGCTATTGATGCCCAACTCCGTAGCCATCTTGACTCACTAGCACTTACAACTGTACCTATGATGGGTATGGATGCTACTCGTTTACCTCGTGGATCTAAATTTGAAATTCGTCCTGGCAAATCAGTCTTAACTAATGGTAATCCATCTGAGATTTTAATGCCATTTAAGTTTGGTCAAACAGATGGTGGAAACATTCAGACTGCACAAGCATTCGAAACCATGCTATTACAAGCTACAGGTACACTAGATTCAGCAGCTATGCAAACACAGCCTGCTGGTGGTGAACTATCTGTAACGCTTTCTAGTATCCTCAAGAAAAACAAACGCACATTAGTAAACTTCCAAGATCAATTCCTTATCCCATTCATTGAGAAGGCAGCTTGGAGATTTATGCAATTTAATCCTGAAGAGTTCCCAGTTAAAGATTGGAAATTCATTCCGTCTTCAACATTAGGTATGTTAGCAAGAGAAGTAGAACAACTTCAAATCATTAACCTACTTAAAACTCTTGGCTCAGATAATCCAATTACACCAATCCTTATCCAAGGTGTTATTGCTAACTCAAGCCTTCCTAATAAAAATGGACTATTACAGCAAATTGCACAAGCAACTGCTCCTAATCCACAACAAGAACAAATGCAACAAATGGCTGTGCAAATGCAAATGCAAAAAGCACAAGCTGACATTGCTAAGGTTGCTTCTGAAGTGGAAGTTAATAAGTCAAATGCTACTAAAAACATGGTAGAGACACAACTTATGCCTGAAGAAACTAAAGCTAAACTTGCTGCTGCCCTTTCAAACAACTTAGAAGCTGGAACTGCAGATGATAAAGAATTTGAGAGAAGAGCTAAGATAGCTGACTTAATGCTTAAAGAAAAGTCAATTAATTTAAAAGAACAAGACATAGCTCAAAATGCTGAGATTGTTAAACTTCAAATGAATAAAAAGGCTACTCCTCAATAATGAGTTTACTTGAAGATGTATTTAGTTTAACTAAGAAAGAGCAAATTGCTCTATTAGAAGAATTAGAAAAGAAGGCTTCTGCCCCTTCTCCTATTGCTTTACCTCAAGAAGTTATAGATACATTTGAATTACCTGATGAAATTGACATTGAAGATGAACTTGCTAAGATTAAAGAAATTGTTTTAGCTGAGATTCAATCTGTCACCATTAATGCTCCTAAGGGAGATAAAGGTGATAAGGGAGACAAGGGTGCTGTAGGTCCTCAAGGTCCAAAAGGGGCTGACGGAGTAGCTGGTAAGGATGGTAAGCAAGGTGTTGACGGCAAAGATGGCATTGATGGTATATCTGTTACCGATGCTCGTGTTGACTTTGATGGATCACTTGTAATTACTTTATCTAATGGTCAAGAGATTAATGCTGGGGATGTTATCCCTAATGATAAAAAAGATTTAATCATACAAAGTTTAAAAAATAGTACATTATCACTAACAGAACTTGGTATTGAAGACTTCTTATCTAGTCCAACTCCAATAGGGAATGTCACTCCTAATACAGGTAAGTTTACAACATTAACTACAAGTGGTAAGGCTACTATTGCTGATACATCTACTGTAGGTCAATTCGGTGTAAAACTTGCTCCAAGTTTTGGTGCGGGTTCAAATTGGGATTCTAAAGTAGCTTTATTTGGTAATGTTAATTTAGCATCAGGTGCAGGCTCAGGAGCATTTGGCGTTGCTTTTGATACAACGCAAGGTTCAAGTTTAATGTCAATAGCACCTGCTTTGGCATGGTATAACATGAAGTATCTAGCAAATACCCATCAATTTTTTGGTTTAGGTTTTGAACAATTAAGAGTTACTCCAACTAATTCTGCTGTAAACTATGTTCAAGTAACAGGTAGTGCAACAGGTAGTTTACCAATTATTTCTGTTCAAGGCTCTGATGCTAATATACCTTTAGCAATAAACTCAAAGGGAGCAAGTGCAGTTAGATTTGCGTCTCAAAATGCAGATTATCCTATTCTTAATGGTGGTACTGGAACAGTTAGTTTGGGTGTAGCAGGCTCATCTACTAATATAGACCTTGCAATAAACTCTAAAGGAACAGGTAATATTGTTGGTAATGTTAATAGTGGAAGTTTTACAATAGGTAGAGATTCAGCAAACAATGCAATTAAATTTACTGCTCCAAGTGCTAACCTTTATTTACAAACAACTGGTGGTGGAGTTATTTTATTTAATACAGGTGACGGTACCCCAAACCAGATGAGAGTAGCCCACACAGCATCAGCAGTTAATTATGTGCAGGTGACGGGTGGTGCTACAGGAAGTCCTGTAATTGTATCGGCTCAAGGTAGTGACGCTTCAATTCCTATTAGAATTAGGTCTAAAGGAACATTTAATATTCAGTTTGAAAATAGCAGTTTACAACAAGGATTAGTTGTTTCGCCTACAGGTTCAGCTAACTATTTACAAATAACAAGTGCAAATGCAAGTTCAGCTCCAATATTAGCATCAGTAGGTTCAGACACAAATATCAACCTTAATTTAATTCCAAAAGGCACTGGCGTAGTTCAACAAAATGGAACGCCGTTAGCACTATCAACTCACAAGTATCACGCATTTAATGTAGGTACTTATTATTTTGATAACTACAACCAAGATAACTATTTAAGATTATTTACTCAAAATGCTACAGCAGATACGATTCGATATGGTACTGTAACTTCTCCTGAGTATTATGATTATGGTACTTCTACTTGGACAGCATGGGCTGCAGGGCAGTCAGGAATACAAAACTTATTAGATGGTAATCCTAGCACAGGTATGGATGTTGCTCACGCTAATAGAACTTTTAGATTTATTGTTAATGCTTCTGATGGATGGCCAACTAATGCTTTAGTTATGCTTCAATCTACATGGTCTGCAGTTACTTATACAACAGCAACTGTAACTATTGCATCTTCAACTACTGTAGGTGGTACATATACATCTCGTCAAGTTATGGTATTTAGTCCTGCTAATACTGGAAATAACTGGGGTATGCACGCATACTATGCTTCAACATTACATACAGGCGATCAATTTTATAGAATTACAATTGATTTAACAGACTGGGTAAACAGTGGAATTTATTTAACTTATCCATTAAGAAACTTATCAGTATATTCTAATTATTCTAATATAGCAGGTAGACAAGTTCCATACTCAAATTCATTTGATAAAACTACAGCGTTTATTGGTGGTATTTCTACGCCTAATGATGCGAATGGAATATTGACAGTTGGGCGATATAGTTCAGGTAATACTCAAGCTATTATTGATACGCCTAGTAGCACAACGGCTATGTTACTAAGAACACAAAGTTTTGCACAAGTAAGAATTGCTCATACAGCATCTGCTGTAAATTATGTAGAACTATCAGGAGGTACCACAAGTAACGGGGTAACTTTTTCAGCTCAAGGTTCAGATGCTAATATTAATACCTTTATTTCATCTAAAGGAACAGGTGTTACTGTTTTTAATACAGGAGTAGGTGAACAATTTAGAGTAGCAACAATTAGTAATGCTGTTAATAATTTGCAAGCATATGGAGCTACAATAGGAAATGCACCAGCAATAGGAGCAAGAGGAACTGATGCCAATGTTGATATAGCACTAATACCTAAAGGTACAGGTAGAGTTAAATTTGGAACATACACAGCAGGTATGTTAGTAAACACAGGTTATATAGAGATTGTAGATTCAGGTGGTACAGTAAGAAAACTAGCAGTTGTAGCATAACTTAACCCTTAAAAGGAGAATTAAACATGGCGTTATTAAAATTAGTAGATACAGACTTTGGTATTCCAGCGGAATATTGGAACATTGGTGCAGTTCAAGAGGACTTTAAAGGTAAAGGCACAGAAGTAACATTCTATGGATACGCTTCTAAAGAAGCTCGTGATGCAGGTAAACAACCTTTATCAGCAGGTAAAGTGCAAATTGCAGGTGATGAGTATGTAGCAGGTGCAGATCGTGGTGCTCTTTACGCTATTATTAAGCAAAAACCTGAATTTGAAGGTGCTGAAGACGCTTAACAAACCTCTTGACAAATTAATAAATATATGTTATAATTGTTATATAAACTCATATTATACACTACTTTTACTAAAAAGGCAATAGATGGATAGAGAATTACAAGATTATTATGAAAATAGATTTGCTACCATGTCAACTAAAGGTTGGCATGACTTCATTGAAGACACACAGCAACTATTTGATACATACAATAAGATAAATACGGCTGATTCGTTTGAAGAGTTTCACAAACGAAAAGGTCAAATAGATATACTTCAATGGATTCTGTCGCTTCGAGGAGCTTCAGAGCAAGCCTATGAGGAGTTAAAGAATGAAGAAGTTGTTTGAGTTCCATTGTTCCACTTGTGATAATCACTTTGAGGAACTAACGGAATACACCCAAACTTTTCCATGCCCTAAATGCAATTCTAACGCTGATAAAATCATCAGTGCACCTAGAGTTAGTTTAGAGGGTTGGTCAGGAAGCTTTCCAGGTGCAGCCGATGCTTGGGATAAAAAGCGTAAACAAAAATTGGCTGAAGAACAAAAGCAGAATGCCGCTTGAAATTCTTTCCTAAAATGCTAAACGCACAGGAGAAATAATATGGCAGGATTAATAGATGAAGTGTTAGTAAATGATTTGGAAGCTTCTAATCTCGTAGACAAGGCTCAAGACCTCCCAGTCGAAGAACCCAAGGTTGAAGAGAAAGTAGAAACTAAACCAGTAGATGATGTCCCTGAAAAATATCGTGGTAAATCACTAAAAGATATTGTCTCGATGCACCAAGAAGCTGAAAAGCTAATAGGTCGTCAAGGCAGTGAAGTTGGTGAACTACGACAAGTAGTGGACGACTTTATTAAGACTCAAACAGCTAAGGAATCCAAGACACAAGAAGCAACAGAAAGTGATGATGATTTTTTCATTGAACCTAAAACCGCAGTAAAAAGGGCAATTGATAACCACCCTGCAATTAAAGAAGCACAGAATCAAGCATTAATGATGAAAAGGGAACAAACTCTTTCTCAGCTTAAATCTGAATTTCCTAATGTAGGTGAAGTTGTACAATCTCCTGAGTTTGCTGAGTGGATTAAGAGTTCAAGAGTCCGTACAGAGCTATTTGCTAGAGCAGAAACACAGTTTGACTATGATTCTGCTAAAGAACTTCTCTCTAATTGGAATGATAGACAATCTATCACTAAGAAAGTAGCAGAAACATCCAAAGTTGACCGAGACCAGCAATTAAAAGCTGCTGATGTTGGAAGCAAAGGAGCTACTGAGTCTGTTGCAAAGAAGAAATATCGTCGAAGCGATATTATTAAACTCATGCAGTCCGATCCTGATAAATATGATGCTATGTCAAATGAAATCATGGCAGCATACCGAG